TAGTGGACTACTTGTACGGCACACTACAGAAGAACTAAGGGAGCTTATACAAAAATCACAGGAGTTATACCCACGTGCTGTACCCGGTATTAAGTGGAGTGAAAGGAAATCTCAGTGGACTAGTCCAAAAGGCGGGCGTCTGTGGATGTCTTACTTGGATAAAGATACCGATGTTACCCGGTATCAGGGACAAGCTTTTAATTGGATTGGCTTTGATGAATTAACCCAATGGAGTAGCAGTTACGCTTGGGATTATATGCGAAGCCGTTTACGTAGCTCAGCACAACATCTAGGGCTGTACATGAGAGCTACTACTAACCCCGGTGGAAACGGACATCAATGGGTTAAAAAAATGTTTATTGACCCAGCGCCTTCTAATAAAGCATTCTGGGCAACGAATATAGAAACTGGGGATGTGATCACATTTCCTAAAGGGCACAGTAAAGAAGGGCAACCTCTATTCAAGCGTAGGTTTATACCTGCATCTCTGTTTGACAATCCCTATCTTGCAGAAGCTGGTGACTACGAAGCGATGCTGTTATCGCTACCAGAGCATCAACGTAAGCAACTACTAGACGGTAACTGGGATATTAGTGATGGAGCAGCTTTCCCTGAGTTTGACAGAACCAAGCACGTCATTGACGCTTTTGACGTTCCCCAAACTTGGACTAAGTTTAGAGCTTGCGACTACGGCTACGGATCTTACACAGGCGTTCTCTGGTTTGCTGTTGCACCCGATGAACAGCTTATCGTATATAGAGAACTCTATTGTTCTAAGGTTACTGCTACAGATCTAGCAGACATGATATTAGACTTAGAGAAACATGATGGTGGTATGAGATACGGTGTGCTTGATAGCTCTTTATGGCACAACCGTGGCGACACGGGGCCGTCACTAGCAGAGCAGATGATCATGAAAGGTTGTCGTTGGCGTCCTTCAGATCGTTCTCGCGGCTCACGTGTCGCAGGTAAAAACGAAATACATAGAAGGCTACAGGTAGATGACTTTACTGAAAAGCCTCGCCTTGTGTTTATGAATACGTGCACAAACACTATTTCGCAGATACCAAGTATTCCTTTGGATAGGAGGAATCCAGAGGATGTAGACACTAACGCAGAGGATCACCTATACGATGCTTTACGTTATGGAGTAATGACAAGACCTCGCAGTAGCATCTGGGATTACAACCCAGCAACACAACGCACAGGCTTTCAAGCTAGTGACACAACATTTGGATACTAAGTATGGCAGAACAAGATGAAATGTTTGAGACAGATGAAGTCGTAGCTGCAGAGGACAGCAACGATAAAATCTTCACAGAAAAATCTAGCCTAGTTGGTCTTGTTAAAGAAAGATATAAACGGGCAGAAGATGCTCGCTATGCAGATGAAACACGTTGGTTAAAAGCATACAGAAACTATCGTGGCATATACGGATCTGACGTACAGTTTACAGACACAGAAAAGTCACGTGTGTTTGTTAAAGTAACTAAGACTAAAACTCTAGCTGCGTATGGACAGATTGTTGATGTACTATTTGGTAATAACAAGTTTCCACTTTCTGTTAATCCTTCTGTTCTTCCAGATGGTGTATCAGAAGCGGTACATATTAATATAGATCCTAATGCAGACAAAGCAGGTGCAACTCTTAGAGCGGTAACAGAGCAAGCTGCAGCACAGCCGTACCTTATTAATGGAGATACCCAGCTACAACCGGGTGAAACTCTTATGGACTTGCGGTCACGTTTGGCTGGCTTAAAGCCCAAACTAGAGGCTGTGTCTGATAAAATTGTTGAAGGCCAAGGTACAACACCTAATACAGTTACGTTCCATCCTGCTATGGTAGCAGCTAAAAAGATGGAAAAGAAAATCCACGATCAACTACAAGAGAGTGGTGCGTCTACACACTTACGCTCTATGGCATTTGAGATGGCTCTTTTAGGCACAGGTGTAATGAAGGGGCCGTTTGCTGTAGATAAAGAATATCCTAACTGGAACGAGACAGGGGAGTATGATCCTTTAATCAAAACAGTACCAGAGTGTAGCCATGTTTCTGTTTGGGATTTCTATCCTGATCCAGAAGCTAAGTCTATGAACGATGCTGAATATGTAGTAGAACGTCATAAGATGTCACGCACACAGCTACGTGCTCTTAAGACACGCCCATACTTTATGGATGATTCCATAGATATGGCTATTGAAAAAGGTCCAGACTACGTACAGAAGTACTGGGAAATGACCATGGAGGACGACGACACGCAGCCAACATCAGAGCGCTGGGAAGTGTTAGAGTTCTGGGGTTATGTAGATACAGACCTCTTAGAAGATCATGGTATTAAGATACCAAAAGAATTAAAGAACTTAGATGAAGTAAACGCAAACGTTTGGGTTTGTAACGGAGAAGTGCTACGTATGGTACTTAATCCTTTCAAGCCAACACGTATACCTTACTATGCAACACCATATGAACACAATCCTTATTCCTTCTTTGGGGTAGGCATTGCAGAAAATATGGATGATACACAAACCCTGATGAATGGGTTTATGAGAATGGCGATAGATAATGCTGCCCTTTCGGGTAACCTTATTATCGAAGTAGACGAGACTAACCTCGTCCCGGGGCAAGACCTCTCCGTGTATCCAGGTAAGGTGTTTAGGAGACAGGGAGGGGCACCCGGTCAAGCTATCTTCGGTACTAAGTTCCCTAACGTTGCTGGCGAGAACATGCAACTATTTGATAAGGCAAGGGTATTAGCAGATGAATCAACTGGCTTCCCGTCTTTTGCACACGGTCAAACAGGAGTATCAGGTGTGGGTCGTACTGCTTCTGGTATCTCTATGCTTATGTCTGCTGCTAATGGGTCTATACGCACTGTAGTAAAGAACGTAGACGACTACTTGATTAGACCTTTAGGTAAAGCGTTCTTTGCGTTTAACATGCAGTTTGACTTCGATGAATCTATTCGTGGTGACTTAGAAGTAAATGCATCAGGTACAGAAAGCTTGATGGCTAACGAAGTGCGCTCCCAGCGCCTAATGCAATTCTTGCAGGTTACACAGAATCCAGTGCTTGCACCCTTTGCTAAAATGGATTATATTATTCGTGAGATTGCTAAGAGTATGGACCTTGATCCAGATAAGGTTACTAACTCTATGGCAGACGCAGCAATACAAGCAGAGATTCTCAAGGGATTCCAAGCTCCAGCACCTACACCTGAACAGGGCGTAGCAGGTCCAGAAGGACAGGGACCACAGGCTGTTGCTGATACATCAGGAGGTGGAGGATCACAGATGGGTATAGGTACCGCACCTACACCGGGAGAACAAGGATTCACAGGTAATGAGCCTCAAGCAATTAGTCAATAACAAAGACATATGGGATGCGTTTAACGAAGAACTAGATAAACTTATAGCACAGCAACATAAGTCTATAGAAACACAAACAGATGTGTACTGCATGTATCGTATTCAAGGTCAGATACAGGCTTACAAAAACCTAAAGTACTTGAGGGATAAGGTGAATAATGGCTGATCCATATGGAGCAATACCCGCACCAGTACCGACTGCAGATGATCTAGCTAGAGCTAAGAGTAGAACTAGGCTAGAGGCGGCAGACCGTCTGGGCTATTTTATACCACCAGAGATAAAAGACTTTGGACGTAAGGCTTTTAAATTTGCATCTGCAGTAGATCCAGTTCAAGGTATTATGCGTGGTATGTCAGCATCAGGTCGAGCATTTGATGAAGATCTTCCTTATGATGAACGTAGACAAGCTGCTATTGAAGCCTCTGTTGAGACATTAGCACCTCTTGGCCTTATTGGTATTGGTACTTTAGCTAAGCAGCCAGCTAAGAATATTTTACTTGATACTCTAACTCTTACTGGTGCTCCTTCATCTATGACAGATGCTGTTGGATTCGATCCAGGACGGCGTAAGTTTTTACAACAGTCATTAGCTGCAGCGGGTACAGCAGCGGTTGCGCCAGATATTCTATCTGACTTAGGAACTAAAGCTACTAAAGTAGCAGCTAAATCAATAGGCAATATTGATGCAGCAGTTAGTAAGCTTATAGGTATGCGTAAGAACAGTAGCGCCCTTATTGAACGTGGCCTTAATATAGAATCTAATATCTACCGACAAACAAGCACACCTAAACCTCCTAAAGATAATAAACTTCTCTTATCTAAAGACTATGCAGATAAGCTAGAACTAGAAGAAGGTTTTCGAAAAGAATTAATAGCTAGTGGTAATAAGCCTCAAAAAGAAGTAAATGATCTATATAGTCAAGCCGACTCATTAAATAGAGAAGCTGACACTATGGCTTATCAAATCCTAGAAACTATAGGTGATAACCCAGAAGTACTTCCTACATTAGAATCTCAAACCATTGAAGACCTTATTGGTTCTTTTAATATAGATGAAAGAATGGGTGCTGCACAAGAAACAGATGCTTATATGGCACTTGTAGAAGAAGCTATACGTAGAGGTATGCATAAGGATTATGAAAAATATCCTATGACAGATATAGCTGCAGAGTATACACTAAAGGATATTGAAGGAGGCTTCACTTCAGGTATGGTAGACTTACGAAACATAGATCTAAATGTTTCACCTGGGCCTAAAAAAAGAAAAGATTCACCACGTGTAATAAAGGAGGGTGTATCTCCTCAAGAAGCACTAAAACTTACAGATGAAGATATTGAGTTATTTCGCCGTCCAGCGCTAGAGGGTGGTCGGGGTACAACTGAAGCCTTCCGTAAAGCCCTTAAAGGCAGGAACGAAGAACTTACATCTTTAGCTAATCAACTAAAAGAAGGTAATATAACTGTAAGAGAATATCGTCAAGCAGCGGATCGTATTCGTCCTATTAGAGAACTTAATAGTGTACCAGAACCAGCGAGGTTTCGTGAAATTGTATCTGCATTAGATGCAGGTAAACGTAAGAAACCTATAGTCGGTTTAACCACTACATTATCTGAAGGTGATGAAATCACAGCACGTTTAGATATTAATGCATATACAGATTACGATGTGTGGGTTCCTACGCTAACACATAATAAACAGACAATGTATAAGCCTACTGTTGTAATGCGTAACGTAGAGTTTATACAACCAGACAGCCCTGCAGTTAAAAAAGCTATGAATGTAGCAGCAGGACAAGCTAAAGCACCCTTTGCAGTTATGAAAGGTAACTACGTAGATGTTAATGACTACGATGCTTTTAGTTTAGCTAAAGACAATTTTAAGTCTGACGAGTGGATTCAAGTAGGTTATGACCCAACTAAGCGTGGGTATTTTTATGACAGGTCTACAGGTGAACCTGTCCTTAACGCAGAAGAAGTAATACAGGTAGGTTCGTTGGTACTTGCCAAGAACGCAAGAAAGGGCGATGCAGACGCATTCGCTTTTAGTAAAGGTGGTATGGCTATGGACGAACAAATGAACGCAATATTTAAGTCCTCTCGCGGTTATGCAGAAGGCGGTGAAGTAGAAGTAGATCCTGTGTCAGGGAATGAAGTACCGCCCGGTTCAATGCCTGAAGAAGTTAGGGATGACATTGACGCTCGTCTAAGTGAAGGTGAATACGTTGTACCTGCAGATGTTGTACGATACTTTGGTGTTAAACTCTTTGAAGATTTACGCATCCAAGCTAAGCGTGGTATGGCGCAAATGGACGCAGAAGGTCGCATAGGTGGAGAGCCTATGAGTGGCATGGAGATTGTTGAACCTGAAGATGATCTACCCTTTGACATGGAAGACCTAGAAGTTGTTGAAGTTATGGAGATGGACGAAGGGGGAGATGTTGGATATGCCAGACGTGGCATGATTACATCAGCAGATCCCGACTCCCCAATGGGTGCATTAGGTTTAGGCACAGAGGGCTTAGGCATAGGAGCCACATCATCTAATGTAGAGATGAAAAAGTATGTTAATGAAGATGGTCATTCATTGATGATTATGTTTATTAATGGTGTACCTCAACAGGTAATTCCTGCAGGTTATTTCTTAGAAGAAACAGAAGCTGTAACAACGGAAGAAGAAGATACTACTACAGATACAGAAGCAGAAGCAGTAGCATCTGTAGCTTCTTCAAGAGATGACAAAGATCCCTTTAAGGATATACCAATGCCTGAAGGGGTAAACTATAAAGAGCTTACCTATGATGAAATGGTAGCGATGGTAAAAGATAATCAGTCTATGAAAGGTGATTTAGCATCTACTGGTATGGGGATAGTAAATCCTATATTAGGTATTGTCGTAAAGCTTGCCCTTATGAACAGTAAGCGTCAACTAGAAAATGAAATGAAACGTAGGCTGGACGCTGGAACTCTTACGTCTCAAGAGCAATCAAATCTTGCAGACCTCTTGAAATCATCACAAGAAGGAAGGACTGGTTTCATGAGAGCGCTGTTTGGTGATGAAGCTACCACAGTAGCTTATAAACCTATAGTTACTTCAGGTGCGCCTGTCAACACATCAACAATAAATGCTCTTGCTGATGAAGCAGCTAGAGATGCAGCACAAAAGTTAAAAGACGATGAAGCTGCAGCACGTAGACGCCTTGCAGAGCTACAAGGTATAGCAGCATCAGAATCTGTTGCATGGCAAGTGTCAGGCTCGACAGCAGGGGCTGCTGGTACTACGCCAGCAGTAGGAACGTCTGACACTACAACAGGTGGTGTTGTTGGTGGCTATTCAACATCTGATCTAGCAGATCAATACGGCTCATATGGAGCAGGTAAGCCAAAACCACCCAGACCGTCAGCTAAACCCTATTCAAGCATTTCAGGATCTGACGATAATGATACTTCCAATACAGCAAGAAGCGAAACAAATGCAGCTACTCCTGCTTCTAAAAAAACAGCAAGAGATACAGCTTATCGCTCTGGAATTAGTGGATCGACAGCAGCAAGGCTCTCAGGTGAAACTATGAAAGCAGGTACATCTGGAAGTGGACCCTTTAATGAGGGCGGTTTAGTGAAGAGAAGAAAGAAGAAGTAATCACAAGACGTGATCCAACAATAACAATAAGGCTACCCGGTCTACTTGACTGGCCCCATATAAAGGAGTATATATATGTCGCAAGCCCAACAAGTTGAAATTAAAAAAGAAACCATAAATGCCGCACCGCATCTACGTAACCAAGCACGTATTGCTGCAGATGAGGCAGAACTAGAAGCAATCAAAAGACGTATGCGCGGTGAATCAGATGAAACAGAAGAAGAAACTGTTGAAGCTGAACCCCGTAGCGAAAGCTCTACGCCAGAAACAGTACAGGCAGAAAATAATTCCCAACAAAAAGAAAAACCAAAAGCTGAAGCACAAGAAGATGATGATGATCTAAGTGCTGAAGAAAAAACATTTAAGCAACGCTATGGCGATATTCGTCGCCACATGCAAGACAAAGAAAAAGAGTTTGCTGATAAAATTGCTAAGCTAGAAAAACAACTAGATGCAGCAACTAAGAATGAACTTGTCTTGCCTAAATCAGAAGAAGAGATTGAAGCTTGGGCTAAGAAGTATCCTGACGTTGCAGGTATCATTGAAGCTATTGCATCCAAAGAGGCAGACAAGAAAGCTTCTGGATTAGATGCTAGACTTGCTGAGATTGAAGAGCTTAGATCTACAGCTAGACGAGAGAAAGCTGAAGCAGAACTAGCACATATGCATCCTGACTTTAATAGTATTCGTGAAGACGATGCATTTCATGACTGGGCAAGTGAACAGCCTAAGTGGGTACAAGACGCTCTGTATGAGAACACAGACGATGCTAAATCTGTAGCGCGTGTTATTGATCTCTATAAAGCAGACAAAGGTATTACCACCAAAAAGTCTAACGTTGCAGATAAAGAAGCAGCAAGCTCTATTAAGAGTAAACGTTCAGCACCACCAGAGGCAGACGATAGTTCAACCTATATACGGGAGTCTCAGGTTGCTAAGATGAGTATTAAAGAGTATGAGAAGCGCCAAGAAGAAATTCTAAACGCGCAACGCTCTGGTAAATTTATTTATGATGTAACAAAAAGAGCTTGACACTCTTAACATCTTAGATAAAACTATAGTATATACACAATCTTTTAGTGTGTATGCTTTTCAATAAGCACTAGCCACGACAAAGAACTACCTCTAATTATAGGCCCAGCGCAAAGAGAAAGCGCATTCTCAAAAGCATAGCTGACTACCCTAATATGAAGAGCCTCTTTAGTGGATATGTAGTGTATAATCTCACGCCATATCTATAAGGAGAAATTATTATGGCTATTACTTCCGCATCAGGAGGTTTCGACGGTAGCTGGTCCCCAGTTATTTATTCGAAACAGGCACAGATTGCACTTCGCAAAGCTGCTGTCACAAACGCGATTACAAACAACTCTTACTTCGGTGAAATTGCCAACCAAGGCGATGTTGTTCGTATTCAAAAAGAACCAGATGTAACTGTTAACGCTCTGCAGCGTCACACAGCTATCTCTGTTGAGAAGTTGAACGATGAAGACTTCTCTCTCACAATCGACAAAGCAAATTACTTCGCGTTCAAAATGGACGACATCGAAGATCAATTCGCAAATGTGGATTACGTTAGCCTTGCTGCTGATCGTGCAGCATATAAAATGGCTGACGCTATGGACGCAGACGTATTGTCTTACTTGTCAGGTCACACATCAGCAGGTGTATTGATTACATCTACATCTGGTGACGCACAGCACGATACTGCTGGTAACCTCACAGGTGAATTTCTAACTGCGAACCACCTGACTATTGGTGATATTGGTCACATCACAACTGCTGACTCAGGCGGTACAGGTGACTCTATCCCATTAGCAGCACGTCTTCCAGGCGCAACATCTTTGTCAACTACAACAACGTCACCTTTGACGGTCATTGCACGTATGGCACGTGTTATGGACGTAGCAAACGTTGACTCACGTGGTCGTTGGCTTGTTGTTGATCCAGTCTTTATGGAAATCCTAAAAGACGAAGACAGCCGTGTACTTCAGGCTGACTGGGGTGGATCTGGCCTTATGAATGGCTTGGTATTGAACAACTTGCACGGTTTCCGTGTATATGTTTCAAACAACTTGCCTTCTGCAGGAACAGGCGCAGGTACTTCAGGTACATCTGGTCAGGACGACAACTATGGTGTTATCGTAGCTGGTCAGGACGATGCAGTCGCATCTGCGGAGCAAATCAACAAAGTTGAGAACTACCGTGATCCAGACTCATTCGCTGACATTGTACGTGGTATGCACCTATACGGTCGCAAGATCCTACGTCCAGAAGCACTCGTAACAGCACGTTACAACGCTGCTTAATTAGCATAAACTTTGGGGCTGGTCTATGCACTGGCCCCATTGTGCTTTAACAAGAGGATATACTCATGGCAATTACTACAGCAATGTGTAACAGCTTTAAACAGGAACTGCTGAAAGGTGAGCATGATTTAGACAACCACACATTGAAGGTTGCCTTGATTAAGGATACACCGTCAGGAACCTATGGTGCTGCTACAACAAACTATTCTGACGTTACAGGTAACTCAGATGAAGCTTCAGGTACTAACTACACTGCAGGAGGTCAAGCACTAGATAGCCCTACTGTTAGTCTTTCTGGTGGTGTGGCTTATGTTGACTTTGCAGACGAAGTATTTAGCAACTTAACTATTTCTGCTGATGGTGCTATTATTTATAACAGTAGTGCCAGCAATAAAGCTATAGCAGTCTTTGACTTTGGTAGCACAGTAACATCTACATCAGGTGATTTTACTATTGTGTTCCCAACTAACGACTCTTCTAGTGCAGTAATACGTATTAGCTAAACTAAGGTATATACAATGGCATTAATTATTAAAGATCGTGTCAAAGAGATCACGACTTCTACAGGTACAGGTGCTGTATCTTTAGAAGGAACCTCTGCGACATTTGACACATTTCAAAGTGTTATGTCAAATGGAGACACAACCTTTTATGCCATTGTGCATACCGCTTCTGCTACAGATGAATGGGAAGTTGGACTAGGCACGTGGAACACAGGTAATACCCTGACACGTACAACTGTCTATGCTGGATCAAGTGGTACTTCTGCTGTCAACTTCAGCAGTGGTAATAAAGATGTCTTTATGACATATCCTGCAGGTAAAGCTGCTGTCACAGGAGAAGATGTTACATTTGCAGATATTACTGTTACAGGAACAGTAGACGGGCGTGATGTAGCTACAGATGGTACCAAGCTAGATACGATAGAAACTAATGCAGATGTAACAGACACTACAAATGTTTCTGCTGCTGGGGCTTTGATGAAGTCTGGCGGCACTATGACAGGTAATCTTATCCTTAATGCTGATCCCACTACAGCACTAGGAGCCGCAACAAAAGAGTATGTAGATACGATTGCTGCAGCAGGTATTCATTACCACACACCAGTACGT